GCTCGCCACCAAGGGCGGCATCCAGCAGGCGTCCTCGATCCACGTGCAGTTCCTGACTGCGGAGCAGGTGTTCCGCTTCCTGTATCGCGTGGACGGACAGCCCGCGCGCAGCACACCGCTGACTCCATTTAAGGGCTCTGCGACCCAGGGCCCATTCGTAGTTTTGGCCGCCCGGTAAGTCGGGAGTCTGATTCAAGAGGAAAAGGAGAAATAAACATGCAACTACTTTCCGAAGTCTGCCATTTTGTGAATGGACTCCCGCCCGTTGCCGATGCGTTCGCCACGACAGGCGAGTCCGATATCGTCAATCTGGCGAAGTATGGGGCCGTCACGTTTATCATCGCGACCGGCGTCACTACGACTGCCAACGGCACTGTCCAGGTGCTCGCCGGAAACAGCGTTGCCGGCGCAACGAACGCCATCGCCTTCAAATACCGGGCGGTTCTCGCTCCGGCTACCACGAACGTCCCCAGCGCCCTGACGGATGCGACGAGCGCCGGGTTCTCGATGACGGCATCCAAGCCGAACTCGATGTATATCATCGAGATCACCGCCCAAGCCCTAGCGTACGCCGGCTACTCGTGCGTCAAGGTGCTTGTCACTGAAGTCACCAACGATCCGCAGATTGCCACGATTGTAGGCATTCTTTACGGCCCGCGCTTCGAAGCCACCCAGGACGGCATCATCTAAGGCCGCCCCAAAACCTCAAGCATAAACCTAACTCGGGCGGGGCTTCGGCCCCGCTCGGCTGAAAAGCCGGGAAGGAATAACCATGAGCACGAAGGCAGTTTATAGCGGCGGAGTACTGACTTGGTATGACGGCGCCACGCACGAGCGGGTCCAGCGACTCGCACCGATATCGTTTTCCGATGATTTTCTGTATCCATCGCTGGTAATCCCCGACTCTGCCGCGCTGGAATCCGGGGTGCCGTGGGCCAAGAAGATCATCGGCGCCGCGCCTCCCACCGTGGCGGCCGTCGCCAATACACCTAATGGCGCGGTGGCCTGTACGCTGACATCGGCCTCGCAAAAGCAGGATGCCGAGCTATTCAATGGCGACAATCTCTCCTGGTCTGTCCTCCAGGGTCTTGTCTTCGAAGCACGGATCCAGCTTTCCACTCTGCCGACAACCCTCGCGCAAGCAACGATTGGCGTGGCGAGCGCTTGGGCGGATGGGCACGACGCTATTGTTTACTCGGCATTCTTCACGGCGCGCGCCTCGGGTGAACTGTTCTGCGATACCGACGACAACGTGACGGACAAGGACGTCACCAGCGGCGTTACGCTCCTCAGCACCGATTGGGCGACTCTGCGCATTGACATGACCGACCCGCTGGACATCAAGTTCTATATCAACGGCGCGCGCGTAGCGGCGGCGACTACCTTCGGATGGGCGGCATCCGCGGCGAACTCCAAAGTGCAGCCGTTCATCGGTATGTACAAGGCTTCGGGCACTGGCGTCGGCACTCTGACCGCCGACTACGTCCGCGCCTGGCAGAACCGGTCGTAGCCCTCCGAGCGACCGTTGCCTTGGGGCGGGAGTAGCTCCCGCCCCGCTTTATCTCCCATGCGCCGCCCCCTTCTGATCATCAAGCCGGCCACAGATCCAGTCTCGCTCGCCTATTTTCAGGCACATGTACGGATTGCGTCTGGCGATGACGATTCCGATGCCGGCGCGAAACTCGCGGCAGCGACCAATGCCGTCGGCCTGCGATGCGGCCGGGATCAACTACTCGAGTCGACATGGGAGCACCGGATGGAGTGCTTTCCGGATGAGAACTATTTCGAGCTGCCGATCGCTCAGGTTCAATCGATCGCAAGCATCACATACATGGATTCCTCCGGAACGACTTGGACGATGCCAGCGGCCGATTACCACCTTGCCGGCGGGTACTCTCCGGTGGAGCCGGACGCGGACCCGCACGATGTCAATGGCCAGGTTACATTTGGCGCGCGCGTTTACCTGAAATATGCCCGCGTGTGGCCGAACGCCACGCTCGAGACCGGTGAGCCGATCTCGGTTCGTTTCGTTGCCGGCTGGAAGAGTCCCGAAAATGTGCCGGAGGATCTTCGCCTTGCGATTTGCCTGGAAGCTGCCCACCTGTACCGCAATCGGGAGTCCGTGACGGTGGGGAACTCAGCGGTGGAAAGTAAGCCACTGTCCAGAGGCGTCGAGGACTTGATTGTGAATTACCGCAAGGGGTTCTATGGCTAGCGTCCTCAATGCTGGCGATCTGAACCGCGTGGTGGATTTGGAGTCGGACTCGATCACCCGCACGAAGGGTGTTGAGTCGAAGACGGCTACCGTCTATGCGGAGCGCGTCTATGCAAAAGTCGAGCCGCTCTCCGGCTCCGAGTTCTGGACCTCGCAGCAGATCAACTCGCAAATTAACTGGAAGGTCACACTGCGGTATCGAACGGACATCCGTGCCCAGCACCGGATTATCTATGGGACTCGCCGGCTGGAAATCCTGGCGGTCTTGCCGGATGAAGATCGCCGGGACTTTGTGCGGTTGATGTGCCGGGAAATGAACGGATGAGTCGCCGAACGATAGCGCGCTGCTTGCGGAAATGGGCTGACCTTATCGACCCCCGCATCGCGCCAATCGATGCGATTCAGATTCGAGTCGAGACTCTTGGGAGCCGACGAGGTAATCGCGAAGGTTACGGAAATAAGCGGGGCCTGCCAGCGCATGAGCGCGATTCCAAAACCGGAGGCAAATTTCTAAGATGCCGATTGAAGCCGAACTCTATGACCGCCTGGTTGCCGTCCTCGGTAGCGAAGTTGCCGCCGTTTATGACACCGTGCGGCCCGATGGTCTCGATCTCGCCGGCTCGTTGCCCATCGTGGTGTTCCAGCGTATCGACTCCACGCCAACGACTACGCTGGATGGCCAGATCGCCCTCAACGATATCCGCTTCCAGGTGTCGATTTACTGTGACGATTCCGGCCTGACGGCCGCCCGCGGCGTTCGCGCCTCCATCATCGCAGGCCTTCACAATTTCCGCTCCGGATCCTTCAAGGCGTGCTGGCTGGTCAGCGATACCGAACTGCCGCCGAGTGCCGAGATCCGCGAGTACCACCTTCCCATCGACTTCATTGTCGTAACGAACTAAAAGGAGAAGCCCCATGCCCTGGACTGCGACATCTACTCCCGGAACACAGTTTAAACTCACCGTCTCCGCCGTACTGAAGTTGCTAGAGGGCGTTCAGAGCCTGTCGGGACCGGGCGGGAACAAGCCGCTAACTGCGGTCACCGCCATTTCCGACGTCGCCGTCAAAAACAAGACCGGCCGCCCGATCTACGGCAAGGTTAGCGGACAGGTGGCGTTCGACCCCACGGACGTCTCGCAGGTGAAACTCTTGACCGCGTTCGCCGCGGTGCCGAGCGTTGCCGTTGCGTGCGAAGTAGGCATGACGGAGAACGGCGGCAAGGCGAGCACCTTTAGTGCTCTGTTTGACGAGTGGGGCCTCTCGATTCCGAACGAAGGCGCGGTTATGGTCAGCTTCGGCGCCACCATTACAACGCCGCTGGTGCTCGCTACGCCATCCTCGGTAACGCCCAATGCTTCCTTTGACTCCGCGGTGGGCCAGGGCTGCACTCTCGGCCTTTGGGTGACATCCGCGTATTCAACGATTGCCGGCGCATCGAACATCGAAATTTCCGGCTGCTCGCGATCGATTATTCCGGCGACGCAGTTATCTGCGACGACGCCCAGCTACCTCACGGGCATTCCGGATTTCGGCTCACTCAGTTTCGATCTGCTTTACGATTCGAGCGATGCGAACCACGCACTTTTGAAGGCCGCGTTTGACGCTCAGAATCAGACCGATCGCCTCAAGATCACCTTTGCGAATGCGGGGCCGAATACGATCACACTCAATCCGGTGCGCATCGTCGGCTGGGAGTTTATGACCGGAGAGAAGGATGCCGCCAACAAGGTGAAGGTGACGGCGAAGATTGACACCACGATCACAATCGCGTAATTTCTATGCCAACAGTTGAAAAGAAAATCGCCATTACGCTCAACGGGGAACAGCGCTGCCTCCTCTTTGACCTAATCGCTTTCGAGGCGATCGGATTGAATCCATTCAAAGCCGGAACGGCGGACTCCATGGCTGCTTTCATGGAGGACTTTAGCCCGCGAAAGGCCGCGCTGTGGATCCGCGCCGGGCTGCTTCACGAGTATGAAGAAGGGTCGCCTCGTGCTGGCCAGGAGATCCCATCACCCGATCAAGTATTTCGATGGATCAACCAGGCGTTCCGCGATGGCACGCTCACGGACACCATCATGGAGTCGCTGAAGCTGGAAGCGGCCGGCCAAGCGGAGGCCCCAGCACCCGCAAACCCTCCGGCGGCCTGAGCTGGCGGGAAGCTCGGGCGATCGCCCAATTTGATTTCGGGCTAAGCGAACGGGAGTTTTGGAAGCTTTCGCCGGCCACATTCATGGCATTCCTGGAACGTCAACGGCTTGCCCACGATCGCGCTTTCTTCCCGTTCGCCTGCCTGCTCGCTCAACATCGCAACCTCGCTCCGTTCGTGAAGCATGATCGCCAATATTCTCCCGAGGACTTCATGCCGAAGCATCCGATAACCAAAGCTGGCCTGGCTCGTGGCGTCGGGCCGGAAGTAGCCGCGGAGTTTATCCGGGTGGCGGAGGAAAATGCCCGCGCGTAAGGGTTGGGGCATCGAGGTGCTGGGCCTGGAAGACTCAGTGCGCGCGTTTAAGGATGCCGAGGACGCTTTCGGCGCCACGCCACTGAAAGAATGCCTGACGCCTATCGCCGAACGCATTCGAGACCGCGCAAAGTCGATCGTCTCTATCGGCCCAGGCCACAAAGGGCGCCACCTTCGCGACCTGATCTTCGCCACGCCCGGCAAGCGGGATGATCCATCTGTAATCGTCGGCGTGGACCGCAAGAAAGCCCCACACGCTCACCTTGTCGAAATGGGTCACGGCGGTCCGCACCCAGCGCCCGCCCATCCGTTTCTGCGGCCGGCCTTCGATGCCTTTCGGATCGCCGCAAAGCAATTACTCGGGACCGAGATCAACAACCGCATCATTCGAAAGCTGACCGCCAAGCGCAGCGGGCTGGCGAGGCCATAAGGCATGGGATTTCTTGCTGATCTCCTAATTCGCATCGGTGCCGACGCCGACGATGTCAAGAAAGCGTTGTCCGACTCCCGTCGCGACATGCAGTCATGGGCCCGGGACATGCAATCGCTGGGCGCGACGCTCACGGCCGCTATCACTGTTCCGCTGGCAGGCGTCGGTATAGCGGCGCTGAAAGTCGCAGGCGAGCTCGAGCAGAACTCCATCGCGTTCAAGACGATGCTCGGCTCGACCGAGGCAGCCCAGCAGCACCTGACCGCGCTGCGGGATTTCGCCCTCAAGACACCGTTCGAGTTCAACGACCTGGTCACCGCCAGTAAGCGGATGCAGGCCCTGGGCTTCTCCGCGAAAGACGTAATCCCGAACCTTACCGCCATCGGCGACGCTGCCGCGGCCCTGGGGTTGGGAGCCGAGGGCATTCAGCGAATTACTCTGGCGCTCGGCCAGATGAAAGCGAAAGGGACGATCCAGGCGGAGGAGATGCGCCAGCTCGCCGAAGCCGGCATCCCTGCTTGGCAGATTCTCGCAAAGACGCTGAACACCACGGTCGCCGACGCGATGAAGCAAGTGGAGAAGCGGGCTGTTGATTCGGCAACTGCCGTTCCCGCGCTTCTTGCGGGCATCAACTCCAAGTTTGGCGGGTTGATGGCGGCACAGTCCCAAACGCTGCTGGGCCAGTTTTCGAACCTGAAGGATCAGATCACCTTCACGCTGCAGGACATCGGCAAGACGCTGGCGCCGATATTCAGCAATATTATGGAGAACGTTATCAAGCCGGGGCTGGAGATGGTGAAGGATCTAGCGGCGAAGTTCGCAGCGCTCCCGCCAGGAATACAGCAGACAGCCATCGCGTTTGCTGGCCTTGCCGCTGCCCTTGGACCCCTGGGCCTGGTCGCGGGCGTTAGCCTTCGGGTGTTCTCGGATCTGGCGGGGCTCCTGACGGCACTCCCGACGATTCTGAGCCCGGTAAATCTGGCCATTGTCGCGCTTGGCGCGACCGCTGTAATCGCAATTTCTCAACTGGAGAGATCTACGGCAGAGCTTCGCTCACTCGGCCATCAGTTCGAAGAGTACATCGCCGGGTTGGTCAAAATGGAGGGCAACTTTGAGTACGCCCATAAAAAATTAGACAAGGCGCTGGATGACGGGCTAATCACCTTGGCCCAATACAATCAGGCCTTGGCCATCTTAGAGGATCGCGAAAAAAAGGCGGTGGGGTCGGGTCTCAGTAAGCAGTTCGAGGATATGGGCGTCAAGCTCAAAGTCGTCACGGAGGCGGCCAATAGCGCCGGGAAATCATTCTCGCTGCTCGCGAGCGTCTATGTCGAACAGCTCGTTGCGGCCTCGGGTAAAGCGAAGGA